TGTCAATATCAAATCTGTATTGTCTACAGGGGTAGGAGTAAAACCCATGAATAAAGTTTGTATTGTAACTACTGGTTTATATGGATCTTCGTTGACTTCCATTCCTGCTGCTATTAAAGAACTTGCTGCAATATCTTCTCCTATCTGTAGAGAATCAACAAAATTTACAAACGCAGTTTTCATATCATCTATAACTGCTGTTGAGAATCCGGGTAAAGAACCATTAACTGTTACTTCCATATAAATATCACGATACTCAGGTCTGTAGAATCTCATCACTGAAACAATCCCTGTAACAGAATCTGTAATATCTACTTCAACGTCTCCATTGACATAACATCCCAATCCTCTGTTATCATAAATTGCTTGAGCAATATCTTCATCTGTTGCTCCTTCAACAACACAGGTTATTGAATGCTCTGGATTTCCCCACTCATCGGGAGCGTCAGTATAATTCTCGACTATGTTATATCTTCCAACATTATCTAAAGCTGCAATTGCTGCTATTGTTCCTTCAAGAAGATTTAACGAAGGTCTCGTAACACTTATTCTTTGTCTTGCTCTTAATTCTGCATCCGTCTCAACTGCATCACCTTCGTTAGCTGCCACCAAATTTTCTACAGCTGTCCATCCACTGGTTGGAGTTGAAATAACATTAATATCTCCAATCTTTGCAGGAATTTCTCCTATCGTCTGGCAGGTTGCTATCACTGTTGCTGTTCCACTCTCGGGAGACTCTCCATCACTTACAAGAGTCACGGTTGCAGGTAAATCCCAACTATAATTACTAACATCAGAAACAACACCATTACTTATAACAGTTCCCACTTCTCCTGTCAGAGTAACTAAACAAGTGGAATATGTAGCAGTCTTTCTTCTTATTCCATTTAGAGCAACGATTTGATCCAACCCAGATCCAACTGCTGTATTAGGAGACCTATTATTATAAGCCAATTGAACAGATTGAATGGCATGGAACATTCGTAAAGAAACTATAGAAATCCACTGGTAATCAGCAGAATCTTGTTCTAAATAGCAATCCTGGCCATAGATTTCTTTATATGATTCCAATATATCTTCTCTGATATCCACATATGTTGGAAGGACTAATCCGGCTGATGTTACTTCAGGTGCTGAATAACTCATCTTTGTATTTCTCCTTGTGCATTAGTTAATACAGTTCTGCCATATATTGTGTTAATCACAGCATAGAATTGATATGCTCTTGAATCTCGATTAAATACAGAAGCCAATTGATCAATATTAAAAACTCCAGTTGTGTCTAAAATTTCTTTCTGTATCACTCTATCAATAACATCTTTTCTTGCTCCGACCACCCCAAGAATTTCTTGCCACATAGGAATCCCAAAGTAAATATCTTCCCACCATTCTCCACGAAACAATTTCAATCTTGTCATAACAGCTTGTCCAACAGCTTCAACATCTATTAAAAAATCTTGCTTTCCTCTTCCATAAACAGGTTCATTTTCAACACCTTCTAATCTTCTATATCTCATTGTCATACTATTATCCTCCTGCTGTCACAGAAATGCTCCCGGTGGTAATTGTTCCTGTTCCTTCATGAGTGCTCGGATCTACAGAAACGGTAACAGTATCTCCAACTCTTGCAACTCCCATAATGCCACTATTCAGCGAAACAATAGCTCCATCAACTGTGACCATACCTCCTGTAATGGCAACATTCCCTGTCCCTTCTACAGAAACATTCCCTGCTCCTTTTACTTCCACATTAGATTTTCCATCAATTGTAATATCGCCGATTCCTGTAATATCGATTAGACCATCACTTTCTATTGTCATATTACTTCCGCTTTCTAAATTTACTGTAGAATCCCCATGAATCGTCATAGCGTTAGCACTATTAATATCCATTGTGCCAGTGCTTTCAACAGTCATATTCCCAGAGCTATTTACATTAATTGTGTCTGTACTTACTATATTAATCTGACCATCCTTAACTTCAATATATGTGTTTGTGTTTACAAATATTTTAATAAGATCGTCTTTAACCTGTATTTTATTAGCTCCATCAAGAGTTCGTATCTCAAATGCATCAGTTACATAATCTTCTATAACATTCGGCTGACTCCATATTCCACAAATAGCAAAAGCGTCTGATAAATCATGCCTTCTGGAAACTATCTGCTCATTATCTTCTCCTCCGTTCTGCCACCAAGCATCAGTGCACGTATCTGCAAAAACAACAAGACATTCGTCTCCTTCTTTAATAGGAGTTGTCATGATGAAATTTCCTGACCGTGGCAGAACAATAGGAACAACTAATAATTCAGGAACTTTTAATGATTCTAAAATCCCATCAATCACCACTCTTTCTTTTGTTACCAATTGAACTGAAACAGTTTGTTTAACAGCATCAAAAGATTTTATAATGGCAGGAGCTGTACAACGAATTTCAAACTTTATTTTATCCATAATAAAGTTCATAAACTCTATTTCATTTCCTAATCTTCTTAGTAATGATTGGGAATACTGTCCCATTCTACTCTCCTGAATTCGCTGTCGGTCTATTGACCGGATTATCATATCTTGTAGCTATACCTCTATCAGCCAACTGATCTGGATTTACCCATGCTTCGACATCTGAATACCATTCTTGACCCCTTGTATCTCCAGAATGAGTAACCGAAATTACTCTATATCTTCCATATTCATCCATCCACTCAGGAATAACTCCATACATTTGAGGCATAGCTTTTATTTCTGAATTATCTATCCTCACATTCATTGGAGGAATATCATATATCAACCTTGAATCTAAAAGAGTCCTAAAAGAAATTCCTTTCATAACTTGTGTCGGAATCCCTATTAATCCTGATGACGGAGAAATTACTATCTCAACACTTCCTGTGTCTGTAATAATATTTGAAATACAATATTTTCCTTCCTTGTCTGCTGTTCTTTGACATCCATATGTTTTTGCCTCATCATGCAAATATCTTTCAGGATTTCCAAAATATAATTGAGGTTTTGTTAATTTTGCTTTTTCTTTTGTAAGAGTTTCTGTTTCTTTAAGCTCTATTTTCATTTGTTTTGTTAAATATGTTACTCTATCTTGCATTGTTTTGCCAGTCACCTCTGTAAGAGTTCCAGAAATAAAAGAAGGAGCAATAACATCTTTACCACCCATGCAATGTAGAAGCAAAACTTTATCGGTTACATTCTCCCTATATTCCATAAACGAAAACAGATTCCCATTCCAGATAATACCATAGTTACCATTTCTGTATCCAGCCATTACAACTACTCTAGCACCTTCTTTTGTAATTCTAGAAACTGTTTTTTCATTCAGGTTGTAAACTGTTATATCTCCATAAGTAGGAACAGTTTGAGCAGAGGTCACTTTAAATTTTACACGAAGAGCAGCTTCTCCATAAAGACTGTCACTTAACACAATAGCATCTTCTTCATTGTATTTTTCTCCCTGATCATCAGTTCCAGTAAAAGCTCTTCTAGGAATAACTACAATCTGCCATCTTCTCTCATACAAACTATATTTCTTATACGGAGAAGGAATCCCAGCATTCAAGTTTGGATCTACCTTAAATTCTTGATACCGGCTTTTTTTACTTATTCTATCCCAAGCATCATTCGACATAATTATTCCACGCCCATAGAAAATCTGTTCCTAAATTTGTATCATCAAAATCATCGGGATTCTTATCACTCATATTTAAAATAACACTACTTCCAATTCCTAAATATTCATACTGAGTTAGTAAATCCTGTCCTACCAATAAAGGCATAGAAGATATAACCATTTCATCTTTTGCCAAATCTTTAATTGAACAGACCCAATAACCAGCCATTTTATTAAACTCAAGAAATATTTCAAGATTCTTAATCTCTTCTTCTATTTCAACAGCTGTGGTTATTTTCTGATTGTATTCATTTTTAATGTCTAATATTTGAACAGCCATTTTAATCTCCCTAATTAATAATACTGAGGAGGATTTAACAAACCTCTTCCATAACCAATACTATAAAGGAAAGAAGTATCGTTTACAAGAGTTGTTTTTTTCATAGGATTATTTGAATCATTACCTACATAAGTAGCTTCAGGGTACAATGATTTTTGTACCTTTCCAACTTCTCCTATAAATATTTGTTTAAATGTAATCGTTGCTCTTAATGCTGTATATGTCTTATTACTATCCTCTGCTTGAATATATTGTATAATCATATTTTTATACTCATTCAAATGAGTTTGCAAATCAATCGGCTGCCCTGTTTTCTGCAAATCAACAAACATTTGATAAGCGTTAACAGACTTTCCCATTCCCGTGTCTTTTCTATACATTAAATCATCAAAGGATTGCATAGCATCACTCATGCCAATTTGCAATACAACTTGCGCTGGCAATTGATAAGAGTGGTCAGCAATAGCAGCTCCCCACTGAACTGGATGCTCTGTTATTTGTCTTGTCGTTGTATGCTCAGCTAAAAACACAGCATCAAAATAATAATTTTTTTGAGTTTCTTGCCCATCGTAAGAAGCGACATAATCTGTACTATCAGCATTTTCTTTACTATACAATTTTTCATCATATTTAATTGTCATATAAGTAAGATTATAATAAGTATCATCTGCAATTCGTCTTCTTAGTTGATTCCGACTCCATTCTGGAGGTCTCCACGGTTTGCTAGTTTGATAACCTACAGTATTTGTTATTGAACTGATTGCCTGAATTGAATTTGCAACTTGAATAGGATTAGGTACATTCATTAAAGAAGCAGCTGCACTAAAATTTCCTGCTAAAGATTGCAATCTCTCTATCGGTAATTGCCTTATAACTTGAGGAGCTGATAACATATCAACCTCCCATTCCAGCGACTTTATTTTTTGCTAATTGTTTCATCTTTTCTACCACATCATCAAAATTCAAAGCATAAATATTGGCATTTTCAATACGAACATCATATCCTCTTAAACCTGTAGCTGTTTCTTCTACAACCGGAGGATATTTCCCTCCACTTTCAAGCCCTACTGCTTTAAGTGCTGCATCATATTTTGTCTTTTCTTCCTGAGTCATCATATCTGTTGTGTAAGGAGGAACTCTTTTATCAACTTTAGAAGGAGTTTTTCTTATTTGAGCTCCCGTTGCTCTCACTTCACCACTTTTAAATTCTCTATCTAATACTTCTTTTCTTTTCCTTCTTTGATCTGCAACATAGGTGTCTGTATCAAAAGTCATGGAGACGAATTTATTCATCCTCTCTCCTACTTTTCCTTTCCAATCTTCTGCACCAATTTCTTTACTATATCTCAAATCCTCTCTTGCTTTTGCTTTCATCCAAGATTCATAATTTTCTTCTGCTTCTCTTTTACTCCCAGCTTTTGTTAAATCATACGTTTTTTCTAATTTTTTAAGAACCTCTCTATGTTTTGCTTCTTGTTCAGGTGTTCCTGTTTTTGGACCACCAATTTGTGTTGCTATTTGAAAAGCTGTAAATAATAATCCAATTCCTCCTATCAATTCAATTATAGATTTTTTAACATTATCCAACAGAAAAACAAACGTCTTCCACCAGCTAAAATCTCCCCCAGGATTCAAAACATCCCCCATAACATTTTTTAATTCTTTAAGAGGAGCAAACAAATCAGACAACCCTTCAAACATACCTCCAAAAATAGTATATGTTTTATAGCCATGTTTTTTCCCTTCACTCCAAACCCACCATTCATGAAGTAAACCAAACAAAAGAGTTAAACTTGCTATTACAGGATTTAACATGAAAGCTCCTGCAATAGCAGCCCCAAAAGCTATAATAGCACCTACTCCGGTAGGTAAATAATTTATGAAATCTTTCACAAGACCATATAATTTTTTCCCTATCTCATATGCAGCTCTTACAACATTTATAACTACAGTAATCCCTCCTGCAATCCACTTTGTCCAAACTTGTATATTGTCTTTTAACCATTTGGTTATATCACTTAATTTATTTTTAGCTCCTTCAAGACTGCCACCAAACACATTTGCTAAATGATAAACAATCCATTCCATCCCCTGTCCAATTATAACTTTCATCTTAGTAAATTCAAACATAATACTACGAATCTGTTTTAAGGCAGCAGAATCAGGACTAGTTGATTGAACAATACCTTTAAGCTCTTTATACTGGGCTCTTAATTCTGGAATCCAAGCAATTTCTTCAAGAGAAGCGTTCAAAGCTTTTTGAGCAATAGTAACCGCCTTGGCAGCATCTTTGGTCATATGCATCCGTAAAGCCAATTTCTGATATTCCATATCAGCATTAGCCACTTTTGCAGCCATTGCTCCGGTAGCAGCTATAACCGTTCCAATAGCTCCTGCATAAGCAAGCATACCATGAGTCAAAACTTTAGCAGACTTATTTGAAGCTAGTTTATCAAGCTGCTTCTCAATCTCTCCCAAAGCTTGTCTTATCTTCATTTGAGCTGAACTATCTACAGAAAATCCAAGCTTAACTAAATATTCTTTTAGTATATCGGTTGCTGCCATTACTCATTTCCTCTTAAAGATTCCTGGTACTCTCTCAATATTCTTTCATTTTCATTCTTTACAGCTTGCATTTCATGCCAATCCAATAAATCATCATAAATGTATGTTCCATCCCACACTTCATGTTGCTGCCAGGCTCCTGCCATAACTGGAGCATAAGCATAAGTATCAATGTTTACACATTGGGTAAATTCAATTGGGAAAAACTCTTCTGAAACATTTCCAATGTGTTTTCGTCGAAAAAACTTTGCAAATTGTACCCCAACACTTGTGTAGTAAGGATCAAAGCTAATGGAGCATCATTTTTTATATCTTCAACACCCCATCTACCGTCTGCCAACATACCCGGAATAGGAAGAACAACATCTCCTTCAGGTCTTATTTCTGAACAAGCTCGTAAACAATCCTTTTGGATTTCTATAAATTCATCTTTGGTCATGGTTGGAAGATTCTTATTTTGTGAATCTTCCAATCCTTCAACCTGTTTACCTAAACCCATCGGAAGAATTTTAGTCATAACTGTATAAACAATGTATGACCCTGTTAAAGCATCAAACTTATGGATACGAAACTTCCTGTTGCTAATCTCAACATCTTTAAATGTTTCTCTCATTTCCTTTTCTCCTTTTTAAGAAAAATCAATTATTTTAAGCGTTCATACTTGAAATATCAGCTGCCCACAAAGTCCAAGTAACTCTTTCTCCAGCAGACTTATAGGCTTTATCTGCTTTCTTTCCAAAGCTGACTCCAGTACAAATATGACTTGTCCCATCAGATATATTCCTTAAAGCAATTGCAATCATAGCCCACTGACTAGTATCTGCTTGCCACACATAATTAAACAAATTAAGTAAATACTTATGAACAAGAGAAGTCTGCTGGCACTCAATAGATATTTGCCCGTTATTACCAGCAATTTTTGAAATCATAATACTACCATCAGCTGCAACATCATGAGCAGTTCTATCCGTGCTCATAGCTACACTTATACTTCCAACACCTTCTCCGGTAAATTGAAACACACCCAAAGGAAAAAAGGGATGTGCAATTGCACCAGCCAAATCTAAAAAACTGTAAGTTGAATGTCTCATATTTTATCCTCCTCCAACAGGTTTTTATTATCTATTCACGTAAATACCAATCACAACACTATGAACTGCACCAGCTTCCTTAATCGCTATGTAAATTGGCATAGCCTTTCTTGCTTCTCGATCTGCCTGAGTCTGTTCACTATAAGATTCTGATTGACACAAATATCCTTTGGGCAGTGTATCACCATAGCTCAGATTTAATACTTGAACACCAGTCCATGTTCCAGGGGCAAGAAATCCTCTATCAACTGCAAGTTCACAAGCCTGATCACAGGCAAGCAATAACTGATTCTGACCTGCATTCGTTTGAGGAACTTTTGTGGTCTGATAAAGAACATCCATAACATTTAACTGAACATCATTTCTCAGCATATCCAAATTAATTACTTCATCAAAGAAATAACCATTTGCCATTTTTCCTTGCTGAAAAATGTTGTAATAGTTTGCATAATTGACATAAACATTTCCATATTTACTATCAATATAACCAGCCTGAGTTTGAGTCAAATCTTCAACAGCAATGCCAACTTCACCTTTGAATTTCAACGTGTATGCTGAATTTGCCAATCCATTATTTGCACCCATAGCAAATCCCATAATGGCACAAATTGCTAATGCATCATCAGTTGAATATTGACCAATTGTTCTCTTATAAGATAGTGCTTTCAACTGACTAAAAATATCTGTATCAACACTTGTTATTACTCTTGCATCACTGGTTGTAAAAGCATACACCATAGTCGGAGTAGCAGATTCCGCAAAAGCAGCACATTCCAAATGATCGGCTTCAACAGCATCCAAACAAACTGCTACATACCAAGAAGCCTCTGCAACTCTACACGCCAACAATGCTTCAGCACACGTTTCTGCAGGACTTGCTCCTTGTGCTCCAACCCAAATCTTAAAAGGAGCAGGAGACTGAGAAAAATACATCTGGGCTGCAAGATATTCTTTATCAGTATTCGTAAAACCATCTGATAACATATCAGCAGCACTTGTGTATTCCCTAATCCTTTCTGTCGTGTCAATTACTCCTGCAGTTCCTATGACAAGCATTTCATTGAATGTCTGTCTCGGAGCTGACAAAGGAGAAATATATTCACTAATACTAACAATCTGATTCAAATTCAAAGTTCCCATATTTTCCACCTCTCATTTTATTTTTATCTGTTTATTTCAAAATTATCAACTTCACCATATTCCTCTTTAGTAATGGTGACTTCTACACTATCAACTCTATTAACAGGTGCTTCGAGTACAATTAATTCATAAAAATACAAGGACATATCAACTCTTTCCCACCATTGAGCTTGAAATAATTCAGGTACTCTCCTAGGCTCAACTGTATTTGGAACATAATAAATCTTTTCTCTAGCTAATCTCTCTCTAGGAATTTGATCAAACATTCCAAATTTCAAAGCCATAGCAATGGACATTCCATTCGGACCATAAATAGAACAATCGAG